TGCAGATAATAAACTTATTACATATTCAAATACCGGCACAACTACAATTACAGTGCCAGCCTTTACAGATGTGGCAATGACAACTGGAAGCGTAGTAAATGTTATTAAAATTGGGGCAGCCGGCACAGTATCTATTATTCAGGGATCAGGTGTAACGCTTGCATCAAGTGGTGCGGTATCTACTAACCCAACAATTACCGGACAATTTAAAGCGGCAAGTTTAATCAAAGTCAGTACAGATTCTTGGTATATCGTAGGTGGCATTGCCTAATGTCTTTAATTCTTGGGATATTAGATAGTGGTGGTGCGGCCGCAGGTGCAGGCGGTAGTTATGAGTCTATTGCTACTGTAACTGTTGGCTCAGGTGGTACATCTGAAATTAACTTTACATCTATCCCATCTACATACACACATTTACAGATTAGATTATTGGGAAGAACAACATCTGCTAGCACTGAATTAAATGTTAAATTTAATGATGATGCAAATACTGCTAATTATTATTGGCACGAATTGTATGGCACAGGTTCTTCGGTAGGGGCTCAAAGTCAAGCCACAGGCGGCACTCGCTTAAGAACAATGTATTGGGGTGGATTAGGTGGCGGTGCTGGTATTTTTGGTGTCGGTGTAATGGATATTTTAGATTATGCAAACACAAATAAAAATAAAGTTTTAAGAATGTTATCAGGATGGGATAGTAATGGTAATGGGTTTGTACATTTAGATTCGGGTTTATGGATGAATACAAATGCTATAACTAAAATCACTTTATATCCAACTAGTACAACTTTAACCGAATACAGTTCTTTCGCGCTATACGGAATTAAAGGTGCTTAAATGACAGCCACATATGAAAAGATAGCGAGTACTACTTTAGGTAGTGATACTGCTACTGTAACCTTTAGCACTATTAGTGGTTCTTATACTGATTTAGTTTTAGTATTAATGACTAGATGTACTGGCGCACAAAATTCCGCTGGTATAGATTTATTCTGTACTATAAATAGTGATTCAGGAAGTAATTATAGTCAAACTAATTTGACGGGAAATGGTAGTGCTGCTAGTAGCAATAGAAATACTAGTGCAACCAGTTTCTTTTTAGGTAGTACTTCTAATAAAAGCACTAATGATTGGCCAATAGTTAGGGCTTCATTTAATAATTACAGTAATACCACAACTTACAAAAGCGTTTTAATTCGTCAAGATACTTCCGAAAGTTACACAGTAGCAAAGGCAGGTTTATGGCGTTCTACTTCAGCAATAACTTCATTATCGTTTACAGTAGAACTTGCTTTAAGTTTTAAGTCAGGCTCAACCTTTACCCTCTACGGAATTAAGGCGGAATAATGGCAACTACATATACTTTAATTTCATCCGTAACAGTAGGCTCAGGTGGTACAAGTAGCATTGACTTTACTTCCATACCTGCAACTTATACTGATTTATTAGTTAAATTAAGCACTAGAGCAAGTTACGCTGATGTTTATAGTAGCGTGTTTATTTCTTTTAATGGTTCAACTTCTAATTTTAGTACTAGATACCTTCAAGGAAGTGGTTCAAGTGCTATTTCATCAACAGGTACAAATTTTATTTTTCAAGGAGTTGGGTCAACTGCTACAGCAAATACTTTTTCCAATGCTGAAATTTATATACCAAATTATACATCTTCAAACAATAAATCATTTTCAGTAGATGGTGTGGCTGAAACTAATGCCGCAACACAGTATATGAATTTAACTGCTGGTCTTTGGTCACAAACTGCTGCCATAACTTCTATTGGTTTTACAGGTTTAACATTTTCACAATATACAACCGCTTATCTATATGGAATATCTAACGCATAAGGAGAAAAAATGACTAACAAGATCGTAGTAGATTGCTCAACTGGTGAGGTGCAAGAGATTGCATTAACCGAGGCAGAGATAGCAGAGCGTGAGGTTATGGCTGAACAATATGCTGAACAAAAAGCGGCAGAAGAAGCAAAGAAGGCCGCTGATGCAATTGCTAAGGCTGATTTATTAGATCGCTTGGGAATCACCGAAGAAGAAGCAAGGTTATTGCTTTCATAAGCATGTAGGTGATGGCCATTATTAGAGAACTTACCAGCCCCAATGGTTGGCCGGCTAGTGAAGATCGCAAGGCATTAGGCATTGAAACCTTTACAGTGCCAGGTACAAAGATCAGGTTTGCATGTGCCAAAGCCGTTGCACCAATCCTGGTAAGTTTTGCCAAAGATTTCCATGAGCTAGTTGAACCGATAGATGAAGGCCAGTTAGATGATTGGGGTTATGCTTTTAGGCAGACCCGTGGATCAGATAGAATTTTAAGTAACCACGCATCCGGTACAGCTATAGATTTAAATGCAATTAAGCATCCGTTGGGCAAGTCAAATACATTTAATAAGCATCAGCGTAATACAATTAACCTACTCATAACTAAATATGGTTTGACTTGGGGTGGCAATTACAAACGGCGTAAAGATGATATGCACTTTGAAATTGCGTTAGACCAAAATGAAGTTAAACAAAAAATAAAAGAGTTAGGATTAAAATGAAATTAGATAAAAAGAAAAAAGAGATTCTTAAGTCGTATGCCCGAAGCATTGCCGCGGCTACCATCACAACTGTATTGGCTTTGGTCGCTGATTGGTCACCTGAGTATGCGGTTCTTGCTGGCGCGATTGTCGCACCTTTAGCACGCTATTTTGATCCTAAAGATGATAAGTTTGGCATCAATAGTAAATGACTATGAATGACATCCTGGCACTGGCCGTATCAACTGTAACAATTGTTGGTTCGCTAGTGGCATCAGTGCGTTGGCTGACTAAACACTATCTAAGTGAGTTGAAGCCTGATAATAATGGCCGGCATAACCTAGAAGGTCGGGTATCGCGCATTGAAGAAAAAATAGACACGCTATACGAAATCCTTATATCTAAGAAGTAAGTCAGCCTTATCCCCTACCCTATGGCCATGAAGATGTGCGTGGTTGTACCCAGTAGGGGCAGGCCTGAAAATGCGGATCGGCTGGCCAAAGCCTTTATAGATACTAATACAGAAGCCGATCTTTATTTTATTGTAGATAATGATGATCCGCGTTGGGTGGAATATACAAACCATGACCGATACAAAGTTTTACCAGCGGATAATAAAACAGGTGGTTGTGCCGCTTCTCTTAATACCGGTGCGGTTTATCTGTTGGATATTACTAAGTTTCCTTTTTATGATTATTTTGTTTTCATGGGTGATGATCACTTACCTAGAACCGAAAACTGGGATAAAGCCTTTATGGAAGCGTTAGCACACAACACCGGTATTGTTTATGGTGATGATTTATTGCAAGGTGCTAACTTGCCAACAGCCTTTGGCATGAGTCGGGATTTGGTAAATGAACTGCGCGGTATGACATTCCCAGGTTGCATACATTTATTCTTTGATAACTTTGTAAAGCAATTAGGGTTAGATTTAAATTACTTAAAGTACTTACCAAATGTAATTATTGAACACTTGCACCCAGTAGCAGGCAAGGCTGAGATGGATGAAGGGTATGCCCGGGTTAATCAACCTAAGTGGTATGAACAGGATTTACTTATACTGCAAAGATACTTAGCAAGCGCGGAGTATGCAGAGTTGGTTAGAAAATATAGATGAACATACTAATTACCGGTTCACATGGCTTTGTAGGCCGTTCCTTTAGGCGTGCGCTACCTTATGCCAATTTAACTTTAGTTGATTTAAAGCAAGGTGTTGATTGCCGTAAATTCTTTCAGTTAGAGAAAAAACAATATGATCTAGTAATACATCTAGCCGCTTTAGTTGGTGGCCGCATGGTTATAGAAAATGAACCATTATCACTAGCTGTTGATTTAGCCATTGATGCTGAGTTTGCTACCTGGGCTATGCGAACCGAACAGCCTTATGTTGTGTACTTCTCATCATCTGCCGCTTATCCAATAGAGCTACAAACTTTGGCAAAGAAAAAGAAGTTAAAAGAAAAGGATATAAATTTTAACAAAATAGGTAAGCCGGATATGACCTATGGCTGGACAAAACTAACTGGTGAAATGCTTATGAATTACTTGCGTGAAGAAGGCACAAAGGTATTGACCCTTAGACCCTTTAGTGGTTATGGCACTGATCAAGATTTAGATTACCCCTTTCCATCAATTATTCAGCGTGCCATAATGAACTCAAATCCATTTAACATTTGGGGTAAGGCAACTACTACCAGGGATTTTATTCACATTGATGATGTGGTAGATGCAACAATTGAAATGGTTAAAAATGAGTGTAATCAAACAGTTAATTTATGTACCGGTAGGCCTACCACCTTTTTAGAGTTAGCAAAAATAGCAATGAGTACCCTGGGATATGAAAAGACATCTGCCAATAGATTCAAGATATTGACCGATAAGCCGGCAGGTGTGGCCTATCGGGTAGGTGATCCAACAATGATGAGCGATTACTACACGCCAAAAATAACCCTGGAAGAAGGCGTTGAGCGTGCCATTCGCGGATTAGTATGATCTAAAATTAGGCATACTATGGCTACCAAAAAACCCCGAAAAGTAGTAAAGCGCAAACGGCGCACACCTGGTAAAGCTGATGCGTTAAACAAATTAGAAAATCATTACATCACATTAAACGAAATGTACAGAGCGGCCAAAGCCGCCGGATTTAGTAGTGAAGTTGCATTTTGGTTAATAACAGAGCCGGGTGTATCACTACCTGATTGGATCAATCCGAATAATAAACCAACTGAGATCATTCCCCGAATTGATCCAACAGAAGATGAGGATGATGATTAAACGCGATAAAACATTTAACGCACGCTACCTTGTAGTCAGTGATTTACAAGTGCCATTTCAATTCACAGAAGCCGTAATCAATTTAAAAAAATTGGTTAATACTTTTAAATTTGATCTAGTACTTAACACTGGTGATGAAATGGATTTCAATACCATCAGTAGGTTCAGTGAAGGCCGGGCAGAATCTTTTATGCAAACACTTGATGCAGATCGGGCAACTTGCCAGGATATTTTATACGATTTAAAAACAGATGTAGTTAGTAGATCAAATCATTCAGATCGGTTATACAAAGCCGTAGCCCGAATACCTGGGTTAATGGAATTGCCTGAATTGCAGTATGCCAAATTTATGGGCTTTGATGATTTAGGCATCCACTACGCTAAACAGCCTTACCCAATCCCTGGTACTAACTTTGTGCTTTGTCATGGGGATGAAGGCACAATCTCTAGGGCAGGCGGCGGTACGGCGTTGAACATAGCAAAAAGGTGGGGTCGCGGAGTAGTGTCGGGGCATACTCATAGGATGGGCTACCAATGCCATTCAGAAGCCTTTAACGGCCGTTTAGAGCGTGTTTTAGTGGGTATTGAATGTGGTCATACGTGCGACATGAAGAAAATGGCTTATTTGGGCATTAGGGGCTATGCAAACTGGCAAGCCGCGGCGGTCATCATACATATCAAGCGCGGCAATGTAAGCGCGGAGATGATCCCTTTTAATGCAGATGGTTCATTTACAGCTATGGGTAAGGCCTTTGGGTGAGGTAGATCATATGACACACCCCTATGGCATATTGCATTTGTCAGTGGGCTAGTGTTTAATTGCATTTACAAACGCAATTGACCGGAAGGGGTTAATTATGAAAGCTACAAAGAACCAAGTATGTAATTGTAATCAATACTGTTTAGACACAATCTGTATATCAAGTGATAGCAATTTACGCGTGCGTAAATGTTGGTGTGCTGATTGCAAGATTGTGCGTAAAGAAATCAAGGCTAACGCTTACAAGATGATTATGGTGAACGCATGATTATAGTTATTGAAAGCGTATTACAAACCAAGATTGATTTTAGGTATGTAAAAGATGAAGATAATTATGTTGCATCTACATCAAATGTATTAGGTGAGTTCACATCATTTGGTAAAACGCCTGATGATGCAGTGCGTAGATTAAAATCTAAACTGTTTGGTTTATTAGCTGAGTATGTACACAATCAGAAGGTGAACCACTAATGAAAATTACAAAGAATCAATTTGAAGCCTTAACTGATGCACAAATGGAATGGGCAACTGAACCGGATTGGCTAAGCCAAAAAGATAGGTTTGAAGATTCAATTTGTTGGTCACATCTGTTTATTTACTGGGTAGAAAATTATGCTTCTGCAATATTGGCTACTGAGTTTTTAAAGCAAAATAAATATGATTTTAGCATCTCTTTTGACAATGCTGTTGGTCAATATTGCTTTACAACCAACTATCGCGGGTCATGGGTTTACGCATGAACGCCGTAGCCTATGTAGAAAAGGGTTGGTTTGTACTACCACTTAAACCACAATCTAAAGAGCCATGTAAGTTTTTAAGGCATGGTTACCTTGATGCAAGCAATGATCTAACCACTGTACAAAGATGGTTTAAAGAAGAAGATCGCAATATTGGGTTGGCTATTGTGCAATCTAACTTAGTGGTGCTTGATTTTGATATACGCAATATAGCTTCAAGAACCCTATGGGAAGATTATCGCCGGCTATGTGTTAAGTCTAATACCCATACAGTTAAAACAGATAATGGATTTCACTTCTATTATGTAGCTGATAAGGATAAGCAATTTAAAGGCAAAC